GAATTGAAAACTTGATAAGTTTCATCAATGAGTTTTTGATAGGGCTTATCAGTAATGTCTTCCGGTTTGTAACTTCCCTTTGAATGCAAATGTTTAAAAGCATTTTCAGCGGCCTTTAAAACCTTTTTAAACAACGGATTATTTTCGCCCGAAGCCAAGTTAATTTTGCGTTCAGCTTGACATTTTTCGCAACCGCATTCATAGAGTGAATTCAGTCGCAAATGCAATCCGCCAAAGTACTGCAACGGGCTGACAGGCCTGAAGCCATCAGCCCTTAGACGAAAAAACTTTCAGAAGCACTTAATTGCGGACCGAGCGGGTTGGTTTGCTCACGTTTTCCGGTTACTTCAATTCCGAATTTGTCTTTTATCCATTCCGGATCTATATCGTAATAAGGCAAAGCTTCAACCGTCATTTTCCATAATTCTGCAGAATCCTCCGCTACTTCAAATTTGAATTTGGTCTCCGCCGGAACCACGCCGATGGCAGCAAGTGCAGGCATAACTTTGGAATTCATATACATTTCTACCATTGCCATATCTGCCATAATCAAAGAGTTCAAAAGATTTTGACCGGCTGCATCTTTGCCGTAGCTTCCGTGCTCGGTGTCTTGACCGATGATGGCGCCTTGGATCAATAACGAAATTTGGTTGTCAGATAAACGGATTAAGTTGTTGTAAACGTCTCCGTTGGTGCTTACACCTTTCGCCCACTCAAATTCTTCGGTGGTGTCGATGATGAACCAAGCGGCCGCGCCCATGTCTGTCATCATTCGCTTACCGCGTGCGAGCGCCTGCGGATCTTGTGTGTCCGTCTTGTACACGCGCGGAGGTATGCCATAGATTTCTGCGAGCTCTGACCAACAGGACTGCGCAAATTTTTTGAAAAGTACGTGTGGAACGGCTTTATTGAGGATTCCCAAATCATCATTCTTCCCGAATTCCAAAAGCCAGGTGCCATATTCTGACAATTCCCGGTATTGGATTCCCTTGGTTTCGGAATAATCTTTCAAAACAGTTCCCTGTTTAGGCAGCACATTTTGGCGTGGAATTAAATGCACCTGAAGGTTTTCTTTTGCGGCATCCCAATCAAATTCAACGAGAGAATGACCAAAGAATCGGGTGTTGATGATATGGCGGATTAATTCGCCAAACAGCTCCGTATTTTGGTGCGTTTCGGTTAATTCTTCATCAATGTCACCGCCTGAATTGTGGAGGTTGAAGGTTGCGCCCAAAGTGGCTTGGATTCGGTTCTCAATCTGAGACGTAACCAAAGCATCTTGAAGGACGTCGGTGTCGTAGAGGTTGTAAATCTGATAGCGCACCGGATTGTCCACATTCAAAGCATTGCGCCATGCGGATTTCCATTTTGCGATGTCCTGACGAGTGAGGGAAATACTTTTTTCGACTAAGTCGGTATATATTTTTTTTGCGCCAACTTTGGCGTTTTGTGATGATTTTGCCATAGGTTATTCGTGGTTAAATTTTTCTCTTGATCCGTAAACAAATGGGTAAGTGTTTTCGCCGTCCTCGCCGTCGCCGCTTCCGTCATCTTCAGGAAGCTGTGGTAAAGTGTCCAGGTTGATAGTCCCCTTTGCCAAGTCCTTGAACCACGCAACCGCTCGGTCATAGCGCTCTTTGGCGATTTCATAAATGATATCGGCATTGCAAAGCTCGATGATGTAGTATTTTGCAATGGTCGCGGTGTGCGAAAGAATCAACGGATTTCTTTCGTTTCCGGTTGCGGAAAAGATAGCTTCCACATCATATCGCAAACGGCCGTCCGCCCATTTACGCATATTATTTGCCGCCAAATAACTGCGAACTTCCTGCTCAGCTGCCGCAATGGCTTGAAGCGTGATGCTTGTATCTCCATCTGTGATTTGATCTATCTGATAATTATAGATGGAATTTTTTAAGTCTTCTATTTCTAAGAACATAATTAACTTATAAGTTGATTCTAATAATGTCTATTTTCAATTGCGCCAAACGCATAACTGATATCCGCTTTAACCACTCGGTTGAGAATTATCCAGGTGCCACCTTCCAGCATGTCGGGACCGTCCATTTCCTTGCAATCCTCAGAAACATTCAACATTTCTTCTTCCATCCGCACCATGTGCGGATTTTCTTTCTCTTTTATATTGAACTTTAACAAACCATTTCGGTTGAGCGGTTCCAGCGTTCCTTCAATTCTTTCAAATTTGTTCGGCTTTTTCCGATTGTCCGGACGAATTGGAATTCGGTATTTTGTTTTGCGGAAAAAGTCATTGATCAGCGGAATAATTACCTGCTCATAGAATGGATTCTGCAAGGTGTTGTTTTCAACGAAAACTCTTTTCGGATCTACTTTTTCCCGATCCAAAAACAAACAAGCTTCGTAAAGCCAATTGATAAAATCGGCATTGGTAACATTGTCCAGCCAAACTTTGTAAAGTCCAAATTCCCCATTCTTATAGCCGATGATTCCAACCGATTTCCGGCTTGATTTGCTTCGGGTATTGTTGGACGGTGAAGGATCGCCGTAAACAACCACTTTCTCACAAGTTGAAAGCTTTGGTAATTTGTCGTAATAGGTTTCCTTGAAAACGGTTCCTTCCGAAATTGGATTATTGAAATATTCCTTTTGCGCGGATCTGTTGGAAATCGACTTCAAAACCCGGTCGATTTGTGCTTCCGTGTTTTTTTGTGGCCATGTGGATTTTCCTTGTTTGTCACGGATGTTGACGATTTCGGCGTGGTCTGCTTTCTTCATCATTTCCGTTACCGTGGTATATTTCCCGATGATGTTTCCGCAAACGATTATTAATAGCGGATTAGAAATCGAACGCGTCGGAATTAACGCCTGCTCAACCCAATCGACTTTGGCCTTAATTCTGTCCTTATTTCTCACCTCCTCGTCGGTGTCGATATCGTCAATTATAATCACATCCGGACGGATTTCATCCTTCCGGGTTCCACGAGGAGACTGACCGGCTCCAAGCGCTCGAAACGCTACGCCCTGTTTGGTGATGAATTCGGTTGATTCCCAATTCCCAATGCTTTGGAATTCGCCATAATCGTGAATCAGGCGATTATTTTTTTCGAGAATGGATTTATAAGGCAGAAGCAAACGGGCGGCATTATCCAAGTTATTGGAAACCATCAAAACGTTTTTCTTCGTTTTTTTTGCAACGGCCAAAAAGATTACTTCCATCATTGTGCGCCCGGACTTTGAGAGCTCACGCGCCCAGGGACGAACTTCAAACCATTCCGGATTCTTCAAAACCCGTTTTGTTGCTCTTATATGAAACGGTGCCGGTTCTGAGCTGTAGAAATTTGGAAAGTAGAATTTAAACCAGGCTTCAGGGTTGGCTTCCAATTCTTTGATCCGCTGCTCTTTTTGTAGAGGTGTTTCGCTCCAATCGACCGGAGTGGCTTTGGATATGTTTTCCCTGAATTGCTCCCAGAGCTTGAGATATTGAGTATCTGATGCGCGTTTCTTTGCCATTACATTTTGGATTTAATGAAAATGTCAAACCAATGCGCATTCTTTTTCGCCAGCTCCATATCATGCTGTTGCAAGAATTGAATGAATTTCATTCCGGTGTCAACCATTTCGGAAACGCCGGTGTCTTTTTCCAATGCGGAAATCGCATTGGCCAATTTGATTAAAATGTCAGCTTCCTTGGATCCGGCAAGACGGTCGCCGATTTCCACCTGCCAAAGCTCCATTTGTCTTTGAAGGTTGCGGATCACGTTTGACCGCGTTGTAATGAGCACCGTCTTGAGCTGGTCCCAATTTTCCTCATCCTTCCATTTGCCGATAGTCTTTTCGGTAACGCCCACGCGTTCGGCAACTTCCTTTTGAGAGAGCCCCATTTGCGTGAAAAGTAGTTTGGCATATTCGCGTTCCTGAACTTTTTTTAATCCCATTATAAGCCGGTTATGTTGACAAATTTCAGTGGTAATAAAATGGAATTAAAAAATGTGTACAGTTTCTGAACACATGTGTAAAGAAGCTGTACAATGTTGTACAGAAGCTTTACAACTATTTGAAATTGAATTGAGCGCTTTGGAAGTTTGTGGTTCGAAAAAGCAGGAAATGCCGAAACACAAATTTATTCTTAACGATGAAACAAAATTAAACCAGTACGGTTTCCGCGTGCTTAATGCGGGGCTTGACCTGGATCGCTTTCGCGCGAATCCGGTTCTATTAGATTCTCATCGTGCGTATGGCACGGAGGGCGTCATCGGGCGATGGGAAAACATTCAAATTGAGGGCTCACTCTTAACGGCGGAAGCTGTCTTCAATGAATCAGATCCGATTGCCAAAACAATCGCCGACAAAGTTGCCGGCGGGTTTTTGAAAGGCGCTTCGCTGGGATTGAATCCTTATTCGATGGACAATTTCCAAAGCGTTCCGGATGGAACTTATCAGCTGGTAAAATCAGAGGTTTTGGAAGCTTCGATTGTGTCCATCCCAAACAACGCCAACGCTATTAAACTTTATGCAGCCACAGGCGAAGGAATGCAGCAATTAAAAGATGCTGATGTTCCTTCGATTCTTTTGATGGCGAACGAAATCACGAACTACAAATCGAAATCAATGAATAAAATCAAATTAACCGCTATGGCTGCAATGGCCATCGCATTAAATGCTGATCAGGAGCACGAAGTTGAAGCAATCAACGCCGGAATCCTGAAGCTGAAAGCAGACCTTGACGCCGCCAATCAGAAGATTGACGGCTTGGAACAATTGGAGGCTGACAAAAAAGCCAAATTGGGAGCTGAGCTGGTAGATGGAGCCATCAAAGACGGTAAAATCGAAGCTACTGAGCGTGAAGCTTACATTCAATTGCATGCTTCAAACCCTGATTTAGCAAAATCAGTGATTGAAAAATTGCAGGGGAAACAAAATCTTTCCGGACAAATCAATAATCCTGCAGGAGTGGGTGAGGTAAAAACCATGGATGACTTTGAGAAATTGACTTTGAGCGCACAGCTTGAATTCAAGAATACGCAACCGGACGCCTATAAAGCGCTGTTTCAATAATTCTTAACCAACTTAAACTTTTATACAATGCCATTAAATTTTCCAGAAATGTGGGTAGCGAGAGTAATCTCATTATTGACCACGCTGAACATCGCACCTTGGTTGGATGGTATTCCAGAATTGGACACCGACATCATCGAAATAGGTAGCGGAACCGTTTCCGAACAAAATCAAATCCATATCCCGGTAGAGAATTTCAAACCGGAAGTTTTGATCAACAATACGTCTTAT